GCGTGCGGTGGGCGTGATCAGCCCCCAGCGGCAGAGAGTGGCAAGGTCATCGATGGCCTGCTCCATCATGGCCCATGCCATTTCCTCTTCGGGGCTGCGTTCGGGTGACTTGTCGCCCCCGGAAGCGGGCCGCATCCGGCCATTGTGCGAGGTCGGGGCCACGGCAATCGTGTTGATGTCGCAGATCATCGCAGTTGTTTGGCAATGAGTTCCACGAAGAGCACCAAGCCGACCGCCAAAGCGGTCAACAACAGCATTGCGGCAATCGCGCTTTCCGGGGGGTCGTGTCTCATCGCGCAATCCTCCGACGAAGGTTCGCAAGCGCCTTGAAAACGCGCGCGCGCAATGTGGGCGGCTTTCCATCGCATACCCTGTCCATTAGGCATCCGAGCAACAGCGGCGGGATACGGCCCAGCTTTTTGTTATAGTCCTGCAGGATGTTGTTCTGTCTCGCCAAATCAAGGGAGCATCGTAGCTGCTTTCGCAAGTCCTCCCGCAGTTCCATTAGCTCCTCGGCTTGGCTGAAACCCATGAGGGCTGGTCTTAGCCGCGCATTTTCTTTCAACGCATCGTTGAGTTTCCGTTCCACCTTCCGCGCATCCTCAATGGGCACAAAGCCAGTTGGTCCATCGTAGTAAAGCTCTGCAGCGTCAATTTCTGGGGTCATTTCGCCTCCCTCCATTTTCCGACAGTGAACGTTCGCAGGAATGCCTTGGCTCGCTGTTTTGCTGATGCGTGAATGCAGCGAAACTGCAAGCTGGGCATTAGGCCCGTTTCCTTGCCAACGATAGCGACCAAGTGCGTGTCGTATACGGCTTGCCTGTCTTCTGGAATACGCATCTCGGCTTTGTGCATAGCGTTGAGATCGTTGCAATAGTTTGGAACTTCTGTCTGCCCATACATTAGCTTTCCACCCTCATTGACGATTTCGGTGTCCGTCCACCCACACGCTTGCGCGATGGCGATGTTGATTTCTGCGCTGGTCATTTCGCCTCCTTTTGGATGTCTGCCAGAGCCTTGCGAGCTATCTGCAGTCCCGTCCAATTTATGCTGTCTCTGTCCTCGGTGACTCTACGGCTGATGGATTCAGCCCAAAAAACACACATCTGCAACGCCTCCTTGTAAGCATCCCTCTCCCTCCGCAACACACACATGGGGCGACTGCAGGAGTCCCCGCAACTGTGGATCGTGGAGGCTTGGAGGTCGTCGATAAGCCTGTTTCGCTCCCGCTTTAGTTCACAAACTTGTTTGTGTTTAATTCTGGCGTTTTCACACGCATCTTTCCATTTGCTATGCCAATAATCCTGTGCAGCTTGGATCTCGCAAAGTCGTGTTTCGGTCTCTTTGCGAGAACGCTCCCGCTGATCGATGGCTTCGTTGGCGAAATCCAACTCGATCTGCAGTTCCTCGACCTTGCGCTGCAGGGTGTTAATTTCCTCTCTGACGAGGCATTTGTCTGACCTGTAGACGAGTTGTTCTGGTTCGTCTGCGTAGCCGTAGCTCCCGCAGGTAAACCAAATACGCGCTGTGGTTCCGTCCAGTTCTGGTGATTCTTGCGGCGAACCGCATTTCGGGCAGGTGTTCATCAGTATCTCCTTTGCAGGGTCTTGGTTGTTTGCGTGGTGATCGTCTTCTTTGAAGGTCGGGTAAAACGCCACGCAAAGCGCATCAGTAGCTGCCTCCTCCGCGGCTGCGCAGGATGTCGCCCTCGACGTTGATGGCGTCGGAGAGGCAAACGTAACGAAGCAAATCTACAAAATCCTTTGTCGCCCCTTTTTTTCCGTCTGCCGCGGTGTAGGTCTGCAGGCAGTAAATGAGGTTCTTGCAGTTCTCGCTGATGTAGAGCTTCGGCTGATTGCGGGAGTCCACCGGTTTTTCCGGGTTGTAGCTAAGGGCATCATTGATCATGCTCACGCCTTCATCAATGGAATCGCCCGGAGTTGCCGTGAAGAGCATGCCGAGGTCGGCCATCTCGTCGATGAGGGTCGTTGGGGATTCCTTGCCGAGGGTGCGGGCGTTGCCGTAGCGCGAATCCATCCATCTCTCAAAGACTTCCTCGCCGCCTTCGACGCGGAGGATTTCGTCTTTGTAGCGTTCCAAGCCGAAGCCGAAGTCTTGCTGCGCGGGTCCGGGCTTGCCGTCGAGCTTCTTGCCATCGGGCAGCGCCCACTCGCCGGCATAACCAATGCCTTCGATGTAGGAAGTTTGGTCTGGCCACTCGCGGTAGACCACAATGCGGCCGGACGTATCGTGAACCGTCCAAATCATCGCCCAGTTTTTGCCGCTCGCCGGATCGACCCAATGGTAGCGGGTGCCGTTCGGGACATCCGATGCGCGGATGACGTGGACCTTGGGATTGAACAGGGGGAAGCGGCCGCTAATGGCTTTGGTCGGGACGCCGTAGGCTCGGCAGAGGATTTTTTCTTTGGTTTCGCTTTGCAGCTCTTTCTTCATGCGGGACCAGCCTGCCCAGGGATTGCTTTGGGTGTGGAAGTAGAGAATTGGCCGACCCTTCGGATTGATCTGCTCGATGGGAACTTTGTCGTAGCCAGAGACCTCGCCCTTGTCGTTCTTGAGCGGCAGCAGCTCGGCGTCCGTATCGGTGACGGTCTTGGCGCCAGATAAGTAGTCGGCCACAGTCGGCGACCAGCCTTCGACCGGCGTGAAAGTCACGGCGAGCTTGCCGTTGCGGTCAACGAGGCGGAACCGGAGCGTTTCGAGGACATCAAGCGGGACCAGCTCGTCTGCCCAAGCAAAATCAATCTCGCCGCCCTCCAGGGTAGACGGATCTTGCGCATAATTTCGGAAGATGCAGATTGATTGGTTGGGCGCAACGAATTTGGCCTCGGTGAATCCGCCCTTAACGCTGTAGGTGATGTTGGTGACCTGTCCCTTGCGCGCGTTTTTCCACTCCGGTGGGACATATTTCCAGACGCGCGGCTGCTGCAGCTCAATACTGTTCGGCGCCGTGGTCTGGAAGCACCAGACAACGGCACCGGGCTTGGAATACATGATTTTAAGCGCCTCTTTCGCCGCCCACTCCGTCTTTCCCGAGCGGTTGCCGCCGAGAACCAAGATCTCGCGGTGCTTTTCCAGCAATTCGGACGCGCGCTTCCACACCGGCGGGATGTAGCCATAGCGGAACGGGTCTGATGCCTCGCGGGCGATCAGTTCTTCGCGTGTTTTGAGATATTTCCAGCCTCCGTCGGCGCCCAGCTTCTCGAGCAGGTCAAGATCCACCTGCATTACAGGGTGCGGTGTGGGCTTGAAGCGTGTCTGGTGCTCGTTCACGGAAATAAAATGGGCGCTGGCTGGTTGACGCTCGGGCCCTCCCCAGGGCCGATTTTGTTAAGCCGTGCCAGCGCCCAAATTCTTGATGTCCATCGTGGGATTCTCCAAAACGACGAACTGATCGCTGCGCATGTAGCGCGTCTCGCCGGTGTCCTCGAGGATCACGGCGTAGATGTTGTTGAAATAGGCTCCCTGCGATTCCACATACCACACCGAGCCGAGACCGAGCGGGGTCTTGACGGGAACGGGGCGGGCGAATTCGTGGATCATTGGAGATTTGAAATTTGAGATTTCAGAAAGTGAGACAGGGCTGGGCGATACCACATCGGGCTGAACCTGGCCGCACAGATGTTATGTCTGCCGCTTTCAGCACCCTGCCAAAAGATGTGCAGGCGCCCCACTCGTCTCGCTCGGTGGAGCTGGGCATCCCGGAGATGGTCCGCGGCGTCACACCACATGAACGCCGGCGAGAACCCGCTTGAGCCTGCAACTTGAAAGTCATTTCGATTGTTTGCGCTTGCGCGCGGCGAAGGCGGCGGCGAGGGCGGGCAAATTATTGCTGGCGCGGTCGCGGCCGACTTCGTTGTAAAGTTTGATAGCCTGCTTGAGCTTGGCCTTGATCTCTGGCGTGTCGGTCGGATGACTCGTCAGGTCGTACATGTCGCGGGGCTTAGTCATAAATGGTTACCCTCCATAGCCCGATTTGAGCCACCGCATAGCCCAACCAAATCAGACTATGCCAGTAGCGGTGTTGGATGAGGCCGAGGTCGATGGCGACGGCGAAATAGATGAAGCCGACCAAGGCAATAAGGATGCCGGAGGTCATTCTGCATCCTCCTCGCGTCCGCAGCGGATCGCCCAGATGAACATAAAGCCATAGGCGGCGAGGGCGCCGATAAGCATGCCTGCGGCGAGGCCGATGAGGATGTAGCCGGCGGCGGTCACTCGTGGACGCGCCTCCATTTGTCTTTCCACATCGACCTCGCCATCGTGGCGGACTTCTCGGCGACTGCTTCTTCGCTCATGTCGGGGCAGACATGGTGCAGCAGCTCATGCAGAACTGTGTCTAGCTCGTCCGCGCCGGATTGACGCGGGTCGATGTAGACTTTGCCGTCGCCCATAGTCATGCCGTCCGCTTTTTCGCGGCCGAGCTTCTTACGGACGATGGCGATGGTTCTGCGCGGGGGCATTAGATGAAAAACTTCCACGCCTCCCGCAGCACCACTGCCAAAAACAGTAGCGAGCCGACAAAGAACGTGATTGAGATGGCAAAAAAGCCGACCACAACTAACGAGCCGAGCGCGCACATAGCCCACTCTTCGACTTTGCTGAGGTTTCCGTTGGGCATTAGAACAGGAATCTTGAGGCCTCTTTAAGCACCGCCCCGCATAAGAGAACGGAGTTAACAAAGAACGCGAATGAGATTGTGAAAAAACCCATCACGACTGTTGAACCGAACGCAATGGCTGCTAGGTCTTCGATTGTGTTCATTTGCAATGCCTCGATCTAGGCGGCTTGTCTGGCGTCGCACTCGGCACCGCAGGCGGCGTATCCGGCGACATCGATCCAGTTGTCATGCTTGGCGGCGTGCGCTTGGCGGGCGATCTTTACCAGGATCATCAGCGCGGCGATGTCGGATGCCGTGACCAAGACCTGCGCGCCGTTGGTGCGCGACAGGTAGCTGCTGAACATCTCGGCCTGCGTCCCGAAGTCATCCGCGGGCGAGCCGTAGTCCTCGTTGCGCGCTCCGCAGACGGCGGACGATGCGGCGTCTAGTGTTTGCTTGGCGGTTTGCATTAGGCGGCTTTCTTGAGCATTAATTGCGCGTAGTGCAGCGCGAGGCGCGCTTGGAAGACCTTCCAGAACGGCTCGGCGCTGAACATCCAGGCGACTTCAAAGTCATCTGGCGACTCTTTGCCGATGCGGACGATGCCGCGGCGCTGGACCTTCATGTCTGGGCGGTTCTCGTTCCAGAGTTGTTCGTAGCCGGCGAGCTGGACTTTGTGCGCGCCGACAATGGCTTTGCTCGTCTTCCAATCCAACAAGACGATTTTGCCGTCACGGTCGCGGGACGGTGCATCGATGGTTCCGCCGAAGAGATACTCCTCGGAGACAAGCTGCACCTCCGGCTCAATAACGGTGAGACCTTCGTCATCCCACCAGCGCTTGAAGTTGTTGAAGGCGATGGTCGCTTTCTCAATGTCCGCGGAGCTGAACTCGGAGAGGTCGGCAACGTGGTTGTGGAGAAAACACTCAATGAGGAAGTGGGCGATGGTGCCGATGTCGGCGGCCTTGTCGCGCACCTTGCGGTAATCCTGGCCGTCCATGCCGAGCTTCCACGCCCAGTGGATGAGGCCGCTGCTGTCCTCGCCGATCTTGGCGATGGTGCTGGCGCCGGGAACGTCGGTGCCGTCTTTCAGCGGATACTTCTGGTGTGCGCGGGTCTTCTCGAGGCGGACGATTTTGCGTCCGTCCTCGGTGAAGCGATCCGGCGCCGCGGGCTTGGCGGCGCGTGCCGCCTTGCCCTTGGTGCTGGGTTTGCGTGTGGTGTTTTTCGCTGGCATGAGAGTTACCAGCTGATCTCTTCGTCGTCGGTGCCGGTCTTGGCTGCGGCGGGCTTGGCTTCTGAAACGTCGAAGCCGTAGCTGGCAGCGCTGCCGCCGTCGCCCCAAGTGACGAGGTCATGCACCATGACAGCCTTGGGCTGCAGTGTGATGCCGGCGCCGAGCGTGCCCGTGTACCAGCAGTAAGGCACGACTGCGACTTGGATTTTGCTGCCGCCGCCGACATTATCGGTGATGATGTCGCCAGAGGCGTTGAAGAGCTTCGGCGCGCGGCTATACGTCTCGCCGGCTTTGTCTTTGCCCACGGCTTTGACCTTGAGCTTCAACTGGACGAGACCGTCATTGTCTTCCCACGGAGCTGCGTGGAGCTTGAGCTTGTCTTTTTTCAGCTCGGCTTTTTTCTCGGCGACGAACGCGGAGAAAAGCTCCTCAGCTTGCTTGATGAACGGTTCGGCTTCCTCGGCGGTTAGCTCGAGGTTGACTTTGAACACTCCCACGTCGTCGAACTTGGTGTCGGGACGGTTGAGGTGAGG